AAGGCAGCTGCACAGGTAATCGCAAAGATCGCTGCTTCCTCACTCGTTGAGAATGCTGGCTCCGCTTCTCCTGAACTGGCTGTTCTGACAGCATTCGCAGAATTGAGCGATGAAGCAACTGACATATGCTGCATCATGAGCAAGTCAACATTCGCAACCATCAAGGGAGCTGCTATGGCAGCTAACTACGCTATTGATCCGTTCCTCGGATACCCTGTTGTATTCAATGAGAACGTAACAGGCGTTATCGTAGGCGACCTCAAGGGAGTAACAGCTAACTTCCCTGAAGGAGGAGACCCTGTCTTCATCTTTGATGACAAGACTCTCATGACATCCGACCTTGTAAGAATCCTCGGCAGACTGTATGTCGCTATCGACGTAACCGCACCGGGCAGACTTGCAAAGGTAACCGTCAGCACTTCAACAACCTAAACTAAATAAAGGGGAAAGGGAGAAAAATGAAATTACTGATAGCCATCCCGAGCCTTGACTTCATGCACGTCGAGTTCGTCAAGTCATTAATGGGTCTTATAAAGTCCCTTGATGAAGAGTCGATAGACTATGAAGTCAAAATTCTTTCGGGGACTCTTGTCTATCTGGCAAGAGATGAGATCGTGTCCTACGCCATAGGCTATGAATTTACTCACGTCTTATGGCTCGACTCTGATATGGTCTTCACCGACCAATTATTCGACGACTTATACGATACAGGCAAGGACTTCGTCTGCGGAGTATTCCACGCACGGAGACCCGGTCACCAGTCTTGTATATTTAGAAGCCTCACACCCCCTGAACGGTACAGGTGGGACGAATACCCATCTGTGCCGTTTATCATAAAAGGGTGCGGTATGGCAGCGACGCTGATAAAGACTTCCATTTTACTGGATGTCAAGCAGAAATACGGGAGCTGTTTCACTCCGCTTCCATATTTAGGCGAGGACTTATCGTTCTGTAAAAAAGCGGACGAGTTAGGCTATGAGATATGGTGCGAACCCTGTGCGAGGGTGGGACATATCGGTCATATAACGATATACCCCGAACATGAGGGTGGCTATCTGAATAATTTGAAGAGGTAAAAAGTAATGTTGGATAAAATCAAAAAGGCTTTACGCATTAAAACGGATGCCTATAACGATGAGCTGACGGAACTGATGAAGGCTGGTCTGATAGACCTCGGCTTCGGAGGTGCGATGAACGAAGTCTTAACAGAGGATGCAGACCCCATAGTAACACAGGCGGTCATCACCTACTGCAAGATGAACTTCGGTCTGCCCGAGGATTATGACAGGTTAAAAAGGTCATATGATGAGCAGAAAGCACAGCTCGGTACAGCGACAGGATATACGAGGTGGGCAAATGTATGACTCCATAGCGACATTATACTCACAGGGCTCAAGGACATATGACACTTACGGAAACGAGACCGTGACCTTTACGGAGACGGAAGTCTATGTCAATCAGAGAAGCGTATATTCTTCAGAATACTATCAGGCTGCACAGATAGGCTTACACCCGACTATCACATTGGAGATCTCGACAAGAGAAGACTATCACAATGAGAAGTTAGTGAAGTTTGAAGGCATAATGTATGACGTGATCCGTGCCGACTGGAATGCACAGCGTGACAAGATATCTCTCGTTTTACAGGAGAGGAACTACGTCTATACGACTGAACGCACAATAACAACGGAGACAACGTGATGGCAAGCATAGAGCAACAGCTGACAGACATCATCAACGAGTTCAACGAAGAGCTTGCAGAAGAGACGAAACAGGCGTTCAAGGACGTAGGGCGTGATACGCAGTTAGACCTGAAAGCCACTTCGCCAAAAGGCAAGTCACGGAGACACTATGCTAACGGCTGGACATATAAAGTGACAGGTCTCGGGCTGAATTTAGTCTTAACAGTCTATAACAAGTCAAAACCGGGGCTCACTCATTTATTGGAAAACGGACATCAGGTCTATGACTGGCACGGCAAACCACACGGTCGCACCAGAGCCATCAAACACATCAAACCAGCACAAAACAAAGCTCTCGCTGAATTACTAACGAGGTTAACAAAAGAATGATTTATGCAACATTACAAAAAACCAATCTGCCTTGTGCATATTCCCATTTTTTAGAGAAGAAGGAACCGCCATATATCGTGTATATAGGACGTGGACAGAGCACCTTCGGCTCGGATAATACTTGGTCTTACAGGAATAACCAGTATCAGGTCGAGTATTATTTCAGGGATAAGAACGAGGCAACAGAGACAGCCATTGAGGACATCCTCTTGGCTGACGGATACAACTACGAAAAGTCCGAGGATGTCTATATAGACGGAGAAGGGCTTTTCGTTATTTATTACTACATTTAGGAGGAAACTAATGAAAGTATTATTCGGTATTTCCAACCTTCATGTCGGAACTTACACCGAAGTCACTACCACATCAGGAACTACTGTGACGCTCGGCACTCCCTATCATCAGAAGGGTGCCGTTTCCTTCTCGCCTTCCACAGAATCCAATACCAATGACTTCTATGCGGATGACATCATCTACTGGAGCGGATATTCAGGAGGCAAGATCGAAGGCGACCTTGAAGTGGCTATGTTTGACGAGTCATTCAAGACACAGTTCCTCGGCTATAAGACGCTTACCAATGGCGGTCTCGCTGCCGTTAAGAATCCTACCAAGCCGAACGTATATGTGGCTTTTGAGGTACAGTCCGACGGTGATCCTATCAGGGTCATTTTATACAACTGCTCACTTGGAGACATCTCGAGAGAGTATGAGACGATAGGCGAGAACAAAGAGCCGAAGACCGCTTCCATCCCTGTCACCTGCGTGGGCGACAACTCAACAGGCGTGACAATGGCGGTTCTTCAGAAAACAGATTCAGGATACAATTCACTGTTCACTTCACCGAGTTCTCCTGTTATCGCAACAACCTAAACTTAAGGGGACGGAGCAATCCGTCCCTTTTTTGAAAGGAGAAGAGACATGATAAAAACTGTCAATTTAGGGGAGAATGAACTCACCCTGTCAAATAACCTTGCATGGGCGACTATATATAAGGATCAGTTCGGGCATGACATCGTGCCGGACGTTCTCCCTATTTTATCCGCAGCCTTCAGAATAATCGGTGAGATCGAGAAGACGGATAACGTAGCGGATCTCTTAAAGACCCTCGAATTTTCGACCATACAGGACACATTAATAGAGTTATGTGCTTTTCAGTTCAACGATTTAATCAATTTGGTATGGGCTTTTAACAAGGCATATGACGACAAAATAGAACCGCCTGATAAGTGGGTGAGACAGTTCGACGAGTTTCCGCTTGACATCGTGATTCCTGCGGTAGGTGAACTATTAGCTAAAGGTTTGATCTCCTCAAAAAACTTGACGAGCCTTCGGGGGAGCCTGAAGGCATCTCAATAGAAACGATAATCATGGCAGGTATCGAGAGGGGTCTGTCCTATGATGCTATCCAAAAGATGACGATAGGTCAGGTCGTCGATTTCTGCATAGAATATAACAACCGTAACACAGAGAAAGAAAAACCGAAGTCCCGAAAAGCCACAAGACAGGACATAAAGGACTTCTTCGGAGTATGAAATGGCTGGAAATGTCAAAGGCATAACAATTGAATTCAGAGGCAAGGAAGACGTATCGTTCAAAAGTGCTATTAACAAAATGCGGAACGAGACAAAGGCTCTTGACAAGGAACTGAATTATATCAATAAAGACCTGAAGTTTGACCCGACAAATGTCACATTATGGGCACAGAAGCAGAAAGTTCTGACAGAAGAGGTCAATAAGTCAAAAGAACGAGTCGACGAGCTGAAGGATATTCAGAGACAGCTTGACGAGAAGAAAATCGACAAAAACTCTGCCGAATACCGTGAACTTGAAAGAGAGATAGAAAAAGCCAAAAGGCAGCAGAAAGAGTATCAGAAAGAACTCAACAAATTAGGAAGCGTCAAACTTAAGGCATTATCCGAAGAATTTAAGAAGGTAGGCAATAACCTTGTAAAGGCTGGCGAAGCATTAAAAGGACTTTCTATGGCAGCCGCAGGTGTCGATGCAGCCATAGGTGCGTTAGCTTTCAAATCAGGCAAGGCAGCCGATGAGCTGAATACCATGTCGAAGGTCACAGGAATATCCACAGACGAACTTCAGAAGTACAAAGCGGCAGCGGATCTCCTCGACGTATCTGTTGAGACCATAGCCAACTCGCAGACCAAGATGAAGAAGTCGATGCTCAACGCACAGCAGGGGTCGAAGAAGACCGCAGAGGCATTCAAGACATTAGGTGTTAACATCGAGGACTCCAATGGTCATTTAAGAAGTCAGGACGAGGTATTCACCGAAGCTATTCAGGCACTCGGCAAGATGGAAAACGAGACCGAGAGAGACGCACTTGCCATGCAGATCTTCGGTAAATCCGCAAGAGACCTCAATCCTCTTATCGAGGATAACGGTGAGACCTATAAGAGGGTAGCGGACATCTTCAACAAGAATGAACTGTCCATCGTAGATCAGGAGACGATAGACAAGGCGAACCAGTTCCAGGATACCATAGACGAGATAAAGCTGACAGGCATGGCTGCGTTAAATTCTTTAGGTATGCAGCTAGCCGGATACCTTCAGCCAGCTCTTGAGAAGATAGCCGGAGCAATAGAAAGCGTATTCTCATGGCTGTCGAAGTTAGACCCTGAAGTAGTCGCCATCGTAGGTGTTATAGCCGGAGTCGTTGCAGGTCTCGCTCCTGTTCTCATCATAGTGGGTAAACTCGCTATGGCTATCTCATCCATTATGAGTCTGATGTCCACCATCGGTCCGGTAATCGCTGGTCTGGCTGGTCCGGTAGGAATAGCCATTGCAGCCATCGGTGCGTTAATAGCCATAGGCGTAGCGGTCTATAAGAACTGGGACACCATCAAAGCAAAGGCAAAAGAACTGAAAGACTGGGTAGTCGCCAAGTGGACGGAACTCAAGACGAGAGTATCAGGGCTTGTCATTCAGTTAAAAACTCAAATCCTTCAGGCATGGAACGGTATAAAGACAAGCGTTTCAACTATTGCCAACGGGATCAAAACCACAGTATCAAACATATGGAACAATATAAAAAATAACGCTGTAAATGCATTCAACTCTTTAAAGACCATAGTATCCAATATATGGAACGGCATAAAGTTAGCAATCACGCATCCAGTCGAGACAGCACTTGTTCTTATCAAGACCATAGTAGGCAAGATAAAGAGTTTATTCAGCGGACTGAAAATATCCATTCCACACATCAAACTTCCGCACTTCAGCATTCAGCCTCCTGGGTGGAAGATAGGCGACCTCTTACAAGGCAAGATTCCCAAACTCGGTATCAACTGGTATAAGACAGGCGGTATCTTCACAAGTCCATCTGTTATCGGTGTAGGTGAAGCAGGAGCAGAGGCGGTAGTACCTATCGACAAACTGAAAGAGATGTTCCAGCCATCAGGTATTACTATCAATATAAACGCACCGTCAGGAATGGACGTTAACGCTCTTGCAGCCGAAGTAGAGCGCAGACTTATAAACGCACAGAAGAGGAGAACACAGGCATGGGCATAATTAAAAAGTTTACTTTTGACTCTGTCGATTCATCGACCTACGGAATAGGCATAACAGGACAGGCGGTATATAACGCACCTGAAAGGGACGTGGAAATGATCTCCATTCCTGGCAGAAACGGAGAATATGCTCTCGACCACGGAAGATTCTCAAACATCGAGGTGACATACCCTGCCGGTATGGGCGACTCGGATCAGTCTACCTTTGCCACAAGAATAAGCGGATTGAGAAACGCACTCGCTTCAAGGGTAGGGTATAAACGTTTGGAAGATGACTATAATCCGAACGAGTACCGTATGGGCGTTTATTCGAGAGGACTGGAAGTAGACCCAGTGCATTACTCCAGAGCTGGCGAGTTCGAGATAACATTCAACTGCAAGCCTCAACGCTTCCTGAAATCAGGCGAAACTGCGGTATCCGTAGCGAATAATGGGACTATAAGCAATCCGACACTGTTTGACAGTCACCCGTTATTAGAAGCCATTGGGTATGGAGACATGAGTATCAATGGGGAAAGTATGCATATATATCAAGCCGACCTGGGGCTTATCCCTATTAGCTGGACATTGGACACAAGCGATGGGAAATATTATTTCGATACATCGAATATTAATATCGGAGACACCGTATATTTCCACAATTGTAAAGCGCAATCGGGGATTACTGCATGGGCTGGAAGCAATTTCTCGACTTGGGATAGAACTGCAAAGACTGGGAATGGGACTGTTTGGAGTACACGAACTGCAAGCAATAAGATCATATTCTATATAGAGTACGATCCTTTCACCATTACTTACGGAACGCCTAAAACAGAAACGACAACCGCCTCATATTATCTTGTTAGTGAGCAAGGGACATCCTACTACGATTGGGAATATACGATTGAATACGATGGGGGCGATTACATTGATCTTCAGGCTAACAATTCACACACTGGGGCACGTATTGATAGCAGTTATTTGAATTATCGATATAATGGGACAGCTGAGGCGAATTCAACCAAACCAGCTGTTGACAATACCCCTATATATATAGACCTTGACATTGGTGAGGCATACAAAATAAATAATAGTGATATTGTATCTGTAAATAATTTGGTATCTTTACCTGCGGAACTCCCCGTATTGAAACCAGGCTCAAATGCAGTAACATACGATAACACGATAACATCATTCAAAATAACGCCGAGGTGGTGGAAAGTATGATACCTATTATTTACGAAAGCACCGAAACATTATTTGACAGAAACGGGTTAGGACGACTGAGGGACTGTATTTCTTGTGTCGTAACCGAGGAACGAAACGGCATTTATGAGTGCGACTTTGAATATCCCGTCGACGGTGCACACTATGACCTTATACAATGCGGTAGGATCATAGGCGTTACGCACGATGACACGGGCGACATTCAGCCGTTCGACATCGTGAGCTATTCAAAGCCTATAAATGGTATAGTTACATTTCACGCAGTACATATATCTTATAGGCAATCAGGATACACGGTACACGGCACAAACATCAATTCACTTGCCGACGCTTTAACTCTCATAAAGAATAACGCAACACCTGCTAACCCGTTTGTATA